ATCGGTGCATTGAAAAAAGAGGGTTCTTTGTTCGAATGAAGCGAGCAAGAATTGATTGGAACGATTTATACAAATATGCTTTGCGAAGAATGAATGAAAAAGAATCGCTGGAGTGGGTGAGGGTATAGCGTGCGTATCAGTAAAAAGGATAAAGCTGAATACCAGAGATTAGTTAAAAATTCAAAAGCAAAAGTAAGAAACACGATTAAGCGATTGGGTACACCCCTTGTTCAAGATATTAAAAACGGTGAAGTGGTTCAAGTGGATTTAAGAGACAAGTTAAAAATTCCGGCCATTGAAAGTTTTATGGATAGGAAAAGTTTTAACGAATGGAAATACGAAACCGAGAAATTTAATAAGGGTAAAAGTTCACGGGCGAATTTCAAGAAAAATAAATACGGTGTGGCGGTTACGGAACACTTGATCACCAGCATCGAAAACCTAACAAAGAAAGAACAAAAGTTAGCAATTAAAAAGAAGAAAGATATGATGGAAAAACCTTTCGTTTCCGGTGGAGAGGTTCAAGGAACATTAGGTCAACGCTTGCTAACGATGGGGAAACCAAACAATGTAAACATTCCTAAAAACTTCGATTTCTCTGACATCAGAAACATTACTAGATTAAAAGATGTTTTCGATAATAAGAAGAGGAGATCTGATCCTCAATTTTATGACAAGCGAATGGAAAGAATGAAAGAACTATACATGGATTCATTGTTGCTTCAATTTAATAGCGATGCTGAAAGCGTAATCGAAAAGATTAGAAACATTCCAGCTGATGATTTCTATGAATTGTATCGAACGCACGATGAATTTGAAATCTTATTTGATCCCTCTCCTCAAGAAGGGTTTGACGGTCAATACATCGATGAAGCAAATATGATGAACCAGCTTGCTAGAATTGAAAGTTATGTGGACAGGTATTTCAGTGGAGATTTAAATCCGCTTTTCTTTTTAAGAAATAAGTAAAAGGGGTGAGGGAAATCGCTAGAAAAAAGTATAGTTGTGACTTTGAAACCACAACAAAAGCAGAGGATTGTCGGGTTTGGGCATATGGGTACATGGAAATTGACAACAAAAGAAATTTTAAGATTGGAAATTCACTAGATGAATTTATGAAATGGGTAGAGAAAATTCAAGCTGATTTATATTTCCACAACCTACGATTTCGACGGGGAATTTATTGTTAACTGGTTGCTAAAAAAGGGCTTTAAGTGGGAGAAATCGGGGTTGCCTATGACGTTTAACACCGTCATTTCAAGTATGGGACAATGGTACGCAATCGATATATGTTACGGGTACAAGGGAAAGAAAAAACTACATACGATGATTTATGACAGTTTGAAAAAACTTCCCTTTCCAGTAAAGAAGATTGCAAAGGATTTTAAATTACCTATTATGAAAGGCGATATTGATTACCACGCTGAAAGACCCGTTGGACACGAAATAACGGAAGAAGAATTTTCCTATATTAAGAATGATATAGAAATCATTGCTGATGCCTTGAGTATACAATTTGCCCAAGGTTTAGACAGAATGACAAATGGAAGCGATTCTTTAAAAGGATTTAAGTCTGTAATATCAAAGAAGAACTTTGAGAAATTATTTCCGGTTTTGAGTTTGGAAGCGGATAGTAATTTAAGAATGGCTTACCGTGGCGGCTTCACATGGTTAAATGAGAAATACGCAAATGAAACAATTGGCACTGGAATTGTATTTGATGTGAATAGTCTCTATCCATCGCAAATGTATGATCGAGCCTTACCAGTGGGCATACCCTTATTTTTTAAAGGAAAGTATAAAGATGATGAAAATTATCCCTTGTTTATCCAACACATACGATGTGAATTTGAATTAAAAGAAAATCGAATACCGACAATCCAAATAAAGAAGAACTTATCATTTCGACAAAATGAATACTTGAAAACTAGCAATGGTGAAATAGTAGATTTATATCTAACGAACATTGATTTACAACTAATTGAAGAACATTATCATCTTTATGATGTGGAATATATTGACGGATGGAAATTTAGACAAGCCCGTGGAATTTTCAAAGATTTTATTGATAAGTGGATGTATATAAAAACGACGAGCGATGGGGCAATTAAATTGTTAGCAAAACTAATGTTAAATAGTTTATATGGAAAATTTGCATCGAATCCCGATGTAACGGGAAAAGTACCGTATTTGAAAGAGGATGGATCGTGTGGTTTCCGTGTAGGTGAACAAGAGTACAAAGATCCGATTTATACTCCAATGGGAATATTTATCACTTCGTGGGCAAGGTGGACAACCATAACAACCGCCCAAAAGTGTTATGACAGAATCATTTATTGCGATACAGATAGTATTCATTTGGTGGGTGCTGATGTGCCAGATGCCATTAAAGATGTGGTTGACCCCGATAAACTAGGATATTGGAAACATGAGGGAACATTTAAAAAAGCAAAATTTATCCGGCAGAAAACCTATGCGGAAGAGTATTTCGCAAAAGAAATAATGAAAGATGGAAAACTGGTAAAGGTGATGTGTTCACCAAAAGAAGCAACAACAACTATCTTTGATGTAAAATGTGCTGGAATGAGTGAAAGCATTAAGAAACATGTAACCTTCGAAAATTTTAAAGTGGGCTTTAGTAGTTTTGGAAAACTATTACCGAAGCATGTAAACGGTGGAGTAGTTCTGATTGATACGGAATTTACCATAAAGTAAAGGGTGTATAAAGTGACATTTGATGAAAAATATTATGAGTGGAAAAGTGAAGGGTTGAGAGATAGGGAAATTGCTGATTTAATGAATATTTGCGTTAGCACGTTGAAACGCATTAAAAATTTATACAATATTGGTTCTATTCGTGTGAGAGAGAACGGTCAAGGTCTAACACAAGAACAATTAAAAATAGCTGATGAAAATGGAATCACTCGACGTTTAGCATTACGTCGGGTGAGGGAATATCACTGGACGCCTTATCATGCGGTTAATGTTCCTAAAGGGATGCGTCCGGAAAATTACGGTAAAACCAAACATCAGTTGCAATTAGAAAAAAGTGAATATTTCAGAGAAAAATATAAACAAAGTAAGTTGAAGGTGTTGCGAGGATGAAGGAAGAAAAATGGACGTTTGTATATCCGGTGTTACTTGTCGTTGTGTTGTTAGTTTTTGAATGGGGGATATTGCGTTGAAATTAAATGATTATCAAGAAATTAGCAAAAGAACCATGCCAAAGATGGTTGAGGGGCAATATGAAATCTATTATAGTGATTGGTCAAAAACGAATTATGCAATGGGGATCGCTGGAGAAGCTGGAGAAGTTACAGATTATTTAAAGAAAGTCTTACATCATGGACATCCAATGAACGAGGAAAAATTGAAATATGAATTGGGTGACGTGTTACACTATGTAGCTGGTATTTGTACCATGTACGGATTTCGTATGGAGGAAGTTGCAACCTTAAATATTATGAAGTTGAAAGAACGCTATCCAGAGGGTTTCAATGTAAGCGGTTCGATTAATAGGAAGGATGATAAATAATGGGTGAGTTAACATTGAAAGAACAATTGTTGGTGAAGAAGTTATCAGTTCTTTTGAAAATAAGTGAACAACGGGTGTTAAATACATCATATGTTGAATTGTTAGAAATGATTGTTGATCAACACGATATTGTTATTTTGGATAGGGAAATGAATCATTGACACAAAGTGTGAAGGAGTGAAAATCATGACAAGTGAAGAAGCAATTAAAGCAATTAAGGTAAATTATCCACCGGAAAACTACACAATACTTAGAGAAGCTTTAGATTTAGCTATTAAATTATTGGAGAAAGAAGCTAACAGACCAACGGAAAAAGATATGTTTGACAGTATGGGTTAACACCACATTACAAAACAAAGTACCTAGGTACTGGTGGACAGATACCTAGGGTATTTTAGAACCAAAGTGTGTCGTATGAAAGGAGAGAGGAAAATTGAAATATGTTTATATTCTTCAAATGATTATCGAGACTGATGATGAAATAAAAATGGAAATTGATTCAGTCTTTACTACTAAAGAGAAAGCCGAAGCATTTGGTGAGAATTTAATTGCATGTAACAAGAAGTATGTTGGGCACTATGTTTCCCGACATTTGATTTATCAGTAAGTCACTATACGATGAAATAGCGACATTAGGAGGATAAAGAAATGATAAAAATTGGTGTAACCATAACAAGTATAAATAATTCGGGAAAGCTGGAACAAAATTACATTGAAACGGATAATCTGTTAGGGGCTACAAGAATCATGTTAACGTTTAAACCGAAGAGGGGTTATCGTGTAGTTGAACATCGGGTTGAGGAAGTGGGGGTTTTGGTATGAAAATATTGGAATTGTTCGCTGGTACTCGTTCAATTGGGAAAGCGTTTGAAGAAGCTGGTCATGAGGTATTTTCGATAGAATGGGATAAACAACATGAAAATATTGATTGGTATGCCGATATTTTAGAAGTGACAGCATGGGACATTTTAAGGGAGT